GGCGGCGCGGTGCCGGTGACGCCGAACACCCCGGCCTCATTGGCGGCATCCTTGCCGTAGTACAGCTCGAAGCTGTCCACGTCGAACTGATGCAGCGCCATCTTGAGGAAGTCCGCGATGGGCTTGGTCTCGACCTCGCGCAGCGACTCGTTCTGCCAGGTGCCGCGCACCTCGGTGTCACCGCCGTCGTAGCCCAGCTCGGGCAGGTCACCTCTGGAGGTGTGGCCGATGGACCGCCAGTTGTTCGGCAGGGTCACGTCGGTGACGGTGACCGCAACGCGCGGCTCCGCGTCGAGAGGTGCATCGAGGTCGACATCCGCGTCGGGGTCGACATCGTCGGGGTCGACCAGAAGGTCGTCAGGATCGCCGTCGCGGGTGGTCGAACCGACGATGGTCGGCTTGGTGCCCTGCAGGGCGCCGATGAACGCGATGGTGAACCCGGAGACGATGTCGGTGCCGGTGACCTTGACGTTGCCGGCGCCGACCTTCGCATTGGCCTCTAGAGCGGTCTGCACCTCGGCGGCGGCAGAACCGGCCGGGATCGAGGTGAGGGTGCCGCCCACGGTCAGGGTGAACGGGCCGGCGGTCAGCGACTTCACCGAGATGCTGTAGGCGCCGAACGCTTCCGGGTCGAGGGTCTTCAACTGTGCGGGTGTCGGACGTGCCGTCCCAGGCGGGGCGGTGAAGACGTAGCCGACCGCCGCGGTGATTACCGCGTTGTCATTCTGTGGCATGGTTGAACTCCTAGCTTGTTTGCAATGAGATCGGGGGTCTGACCCCGAATTGGATGAGCCCTTGGACCCGCCAGGAGTCCTGGAATAGCGATGAGAACTGGGTCGCGCCCATCGTTTCTTTCAGCGAATGCAGATACCCATCAGGGGTCTGCTTCTGCGACTTCACAGCCGCGTAAAGCGCCTCAAGCGCCTCTTCGTAGAGCTGCTCAGTCTCGACCAGTCCCGTTGTGGTGTAGGCGGTCAGCTCAACCACCGGCATGGCCAACTGTGTGGGCCTCCGGTCGTGCCGGAAGCCGCCGATGCGTCGCACCTGAATCATCGGGAACTCGCGGTAGTCGATGTCCTCCACCCAGGAGCTGACTTTCACATTCGGGAAGGCCTCCCGAAGGATGGGCATCACGACGGCCTGGACACGGGGCATCCTCGACACGGTTACCTCCTATGCCTGGATGTAGGCGCCTGTCATGATGTAAAGCCCATACGGCGCTTTGGTTTTGACATGCGAAAGCCGGCCTCCTGGGCCGAATACACCCGATGGGGCGTGGCCGAACTCCAGGGCCATCGCGCCCTGTTTGTAGGCCTCCATCCACACCTCGAAGGTGGTGGAGGAGTAATCGCCCTCGGGTCGGTCCACTCCGATCTTCGTCTGGCCGGCGGGGTCGTCGATCTTGGTCCACTGGGTGGACCCGCGGGCGGCTTCAAGGCGCGTGTTGGCCAATCCCTCGATGCGGTTGGCCTCTGCCTTCAGTGCGGCCTGGATGCCGTCCATGTGGGCGATCATGCCGTTGAAGGTGCGCTCGTTCCTCGGGTACAGCTCGGCCATCAGTACCTCCGGATCGTGTAGGTCAGGTGAGCGGTGGCGCGAGATCCCGTGTAGTACATGGCGTCACCGTGAACCGCCCACCGGACTCCCTGCCACTCGATCTGGGCCTGGGCGCCGAGGATGTGGCAGAAGCCTCTCGGGAAGCGGACGCTGTACCACTTCTCGGTCTCGAAGCCCTCGTTGTCCTGCTCCTGCCGCCGGGCCGAGGTGCCTGACGCCCCGATGGGCTGAATCCTTGCCCTGGCGTGGAATCCGGTCTTGGACGGCTGGGTCTTGGTGTTGCCGTCGGCGTCGGTGACGACCTCTTCGGGGTAGACGATCACGCACTGGTTGGCTCTGTCCAGCAAGCTCACTGGAACGCCTATTGAACCTGGGTGGGGCACAAATACTTCTGCGCCAGATCGATGAACGACTGATCCTTCTCGGGGTTGCTTTCCCGGCCCAGCCACCGCTGCGCCGTGCGCATACCCCTGCCGATCAGATCGTCGTTGACGCCACCCTGCGCCGATGAAGCGCACACGAGGTAGCCGTCGCGGAGAAGCTCGTCATCCGGGGCGGTGAACCCGCTGGCGCGGGCCTCCTCGATGAACGAGGAGGCGTCCGCAGCCGCAGGAGAAGCGAACAGCACAGCAGTCACTATTACTGCTGTGATGTGTTTCAACATCAGATAACCTTCGGCGGGGCCAACACGTCGAACGTGACTGAACCAGACGCATAACGGTTAGCCGTGTTGCCGCCGTACATGATAATCATCGAATCCGGCGAGCAAGCGTCCTCAAACACCACCACTCGCCTGCCACCGTTGTCAGAGGATTCCCACAACACCCTGGCGGGACCGCCAGCACCGGACTGCACATACGTTTTCGCCGGGGTAGTCGCCACCTGGCTCATCCCGATAAGCCGCCGATACCGTGCCCGAACACCGTAGCCGTCGGTATCGCCAGAGTTAGCCGTACCTGTAATGGTGTGGCTGGCATAGTTACTCACCGACACAGAGTTAGAGGCGAACGTGTAAGTCGGATTGTTGGCTTTACCAGCCAAATCCGTGCCGGTGGTGCAAGTGACCACAACTTCCTGCGGGCCTTTGCCCGGTGTGATAGCCGCACCGTAGGCTCTAACCTCGCCCCGCGTCTTATCGGTGGGATGTGAACCGCCTGTCAAAGCCGCACCCAACTGGGTAAGCGTCTGCGTGCCGTACTTGACCGTGATGTTCCACGTCGACCCGCCTGGAACAACATCGGGGATTGTGTAGCCCACGAACACCACGAGGTAGTCATCGAACTCGCCGGGGGTGTGCGTGTACGTTGCGCCCATCGTTTTCGATGGGGTCACCACATACTCACCGTTGCCGACAGCGGTGTTTGAGATACGCACAAGCTCCGGGTCAGGGGCAGGCCGACCGCCGTTCAGAACAGATGCCTCAAGCGCCCGCACACGGCTGCTAAGGGCCGTCACATCAACTGGCGCAGACTTGTCAGCCTTCAACACGTCCACATCGGTTTGCATTGAGCGAAGCGCAGCCGTAATGGCCGTGTGGTCGCAATCGCCCGTACCCGGAGGGATCACCCTGGGGAAGGTCTGCACCGGGCTGGTGCGGTCCTTGTGCCCGAAATGCGTTGTCACTTAACCCCTCCTGGGATCTCGATTCCGGTGGCATCAATGAGCGCCATGATTACGTCGTTGAGCAGCCAGAACATCTCGGTGACGCTCTGGATCGTCGCGGTGGGGCCGTTGATCGCGTCCAGCAGGTCTTGGAATGCCCGCTTTGTGAGGTAGTTGTTCAGCACGAGCTCGATGGTGTCGTTGATGGCCTGGCGTAGGTTGCCAAGGTCGACTTCGTGCTTGTCGGCCAGAGCGGTCAGCGCGGTCTCGTCAGCCTTCTTCGCCAACTCCATGTCGGCGTATTGGACGACTGTGCCGACCTGCTGATCGATGTATTGCGTCAGCAGGCGAACCTGGTTCTCCAGGCCGTCGATGCGGTCCTTCATGGCGGCGGTCGCGGCGGCGACAGCGCCCTCGACGGCGGCCTGGTCGATCCCGCCGCCGGCGGCCTCCAGTGCGTCGTCGACCGTTAGGACGCGCTTGCCGTTGACGCTGAGCTTGCCGTCCTCCTGCAGCGCGAGGTTGAGGTTGCCGACCTTCTTCGGCCCCGACAGGTTGATGACCTCGATGGTCGCGCTGTCGACCGGGTCCTTGACGTTCAGGCGAATCGACTCGGGCATCGCCTTGAACTGAGACTGGATCGCCTCCTGGATCATCGGGGCGAACTCGGTGAGCTTGGCCTCGATGATCGCCTCGACGGCGGCCTGATCGGTGGTACCGGCCGGGATCGCCGCGATGGAGGCGTCGATCAGGGTCTGCACCTGGGCCTGGGTCAGGCCGGCGGTGGCGCCGGTGCCGGTGCCGGTGCCGGTGCCGAGGTTTCCGGTCCCGGTGCCCTCGGGGCGCGGGACACCGTAGTCCCGCTCCAACACCTCGTAGATGAGCTTAGTGACGCCCACAACCGTGATGACCGTTGCCATTTAGCTGGAAACCTCCGCCTCGCCGAGAACTGTTCTGCCGTCACCCAGGAGCAGGGACGGGACCAACGTGGTCAACCGATTGCGGCGTACACCCAGGATCTGCCACTCATCAGCGGTGATCGAAAGCCTGCCCGTGGCAAGGTCTTTCGACAGCTGGTAGGTGTAGTTCCCATCGGTCTCGCTGACGTAGCCCTCCGGGTTACGAGCCAGCCTCAACACCGCATCGGCTTCGACCTGAACGACATCCTCGACATCGACCTTCCCCGCGTCGATGAGAGCATCGAGATCGGGGATACGGCGGCGGATCAGGCGTTCGACATCTTCAAGGCGGACCTGCACGAGTTTGACTTCGTCGCAGGAGAGTTCGCGTGACCAGCGAACGGCGACATCGTCGGTCGAGGCGTAGGCCATCTAGCCTGCTGCCTTCCTGGGGGCACGCTTGCGAACCGGCTTGGACTCCTCGGCGGGCTCGGCGGGCTTGCCTTCCGCGGATTCCCAACCGCCGGCATTGATTAGCATGGCGGCCAGGCTCTCAGGCACGTCAGCCTCGGTGCCGGTTGCTTTGTTCTTGACCTTCACGGCGAAGTCCCTTCTATTGGGGGCCACCCCAGGGCGAGCTTCCCCGCCCTGGGGTGAATAATCCCTTTGCTAGGCGGTGAGTTTCACGAACGACTCAGCGTCGTTCACGAGGACGCCGAACTCGGCCTCAACGCGGACGGCAACCAGGTTGTTCTGCCACAGGCTGACCAGACCGGACCCGTCACCGTTCTCCGACAGGTCCAGGGTGGCCTGGTCGGAAACGTCGTAGCTGATGCCGCCGATCTGGCCCCAGATGATCTGCGTCCAGTCGCCCATGAACCCGAGCACCCCGGTGTCGCTGGAGGGCTTCTGCGGGTCGGTGACGTGATCGGACAGGTAGGCCGGGCGGCCCAGTACGCGGCCAACGCGGAACGCTGAGTTGATCTCGGTGTAGGTGGGCTCGATGAACAGTGGGCGCTTCTGGGCGTCCACTGCGGTGTTGAGCACGACCTCCGC